TTAGTAAAACGCGACTTAACTGTTAACAGCAATTTGTTAGTTAATAATGATTTAACAGTAGATAATAACACATTAGTAAAACGCGACTTAACTGTTTATAGTAATTTATTAGTTAATAACGATTTAATAATAGATTATAATGGGTTAGTAAAACGCGACTTAACTGTTAACAGCAATTTGTTAGTTAATAATGATTTAACAGTTGATAATAATGGAACAGTAAAACGCGATTTAACTGTCTATAGTAATTTATTAGTTAATAACGATTTAATTGTAGACTATAATGGATTAGTAAAAAGAGACCTTACTGTTTATAGTAATTTAGTAGTTAATAATGATTTAACCGTCGACTATAATACATTAGTAAAACGCGATCTTACTGTTAATAGTAATGTTTATGTAAATGGTTATCAACTAATAGATGGTGATCTTAGAGTTAAAAGTGATATAATTGTTGATAAAAATCTTTATTTAGAAGGAACATTAAGAGCTAGCAATTTGGAAGTAGTTGGTTCTCGTACAATTGTTGAAACAGAGACTTATCAAACTGAAAATTTACACATTATAAATGATAGTGCAGATGGTGCTTCTATTAAAGTTGAACATAGAGATCGCAACAATAATATATTTGAAGGTAGCAATTTAAGTGACGATTTTATTATTATTGATAAAGATATTAGATTAGGTATTAAAAAGGTTCCTGTAGCACAATTAGATGTAAATGGCGATGCTTATATTGAAGGAAGTTTAACAGTCGCAAGTAATATTTTACCATCTATTAACGATACATATTCTTTGGGTAGTTTATCACATAGATGGAAAGATTTATATCTTTCTGGAAATACATTTATACTTGGGGATATTACTATGAAAACAGATTCAAATGCTCTTAAAATAGAAACTTTGAACCCAGGGAATGATCAACCATCTATTATAACGGGTGGTATTAGAATTAATAGTTTAGACAGTGATGATTTTGCTATTATGAGTTTTTCTGACGGTAAGTTGGGAACTACAACTTTTTCATCTACTGGTGAAGAATTAATAGGTAATCAAGATATTAAAGGTGATTTAAATATTGAAAAAAATTTAACAATAAATGAAGATCTATTTGTAAATAGAAATCAAATAATTGAAGGGTCATCTATTACTAGAGGTGATCTACTTATAGAAGGCAATCAAGTTGTACATGGTGTATCTATAATTGATAATTCACAGACAGTAAAACGAGAATTAACAGTTTATTCCAATTTATTAGTTAATAACGATTTAATAGTAGATTATAATGGGTTGGTAAAACGCGATTTAACTGTTAACAGCAACTTGTTAGTTAATAATGATTTAATAGTAGATAATAACACATTAGTAAAACGCGATTTAACTGTTAACTCTAATTTAGTAGTTAATAATGATTTAATAGTAGATTATAATGGATTAGTAAAACGCGATTTAAGTATTAATAGCAACTTGTTAGTTAATAATGATTTAACAGTAGATAATAACACATTAGTAAAACGCGACTTAATTGTTTATTCTAATTTATTAGTTAATAATGATTTAACTATAGATTATAATGGGTTAGTAAAACGCGACTTAACTGTTAACAGCAATTTGCTAGTTAATAATGATTTAACAGTTGATAATAATGGAATAGTAAAACGCGACTTAACTGTTTATAGTAATTTATTAGTTAATAACGATTTAATAGTAGATTATAATGGGTTAGTAAAACGCGACTTAACTGTTAATAGTAATTTATTAGTTAATAACGATTTAACAGTTGATAATAATGGGATAGTAAAAAGGGATCTTACTGTTTATAGTAATTTATTAGTTAATAATGATTTAATTGTAGACTATAATGGATTAGTAAAAAGAGATCTTACTGTTTATAGTAATTTAGTAGTTAATAATGATTTAACTGTTGATTATAATACATTATTAAAACGCGATCTTACTGTTAATAGTAATGTTTATGTAAATGGTTATCAACTAATAGACGGTGATTTAAGAGTTAAAAGTGATATAATTATTGATAAAAATCTTTATTTAGAAGGAACATTAAGAGCAAGCAATTTAGAAGTTATTGGTTCTAGTACAATTATTAAAACAGAGACTTATCAAACTGAAAATATACATATTATTAATAATAGTGCTGACGGTGCTTCTATTAAACTTGAACACAGAGATGGTAATAATCATATATTTGAAGGTAGCAATTTAAGTGACGATTTTATTATTATTGATAAAGATATTAGATTAGGTATTAAAAAAGTTCCTTTAGCACAATTAGATGTAAACGGCGATGCTTATATTGAAGATGATTTAATTGTTAATAAAGATCTATTTGTAAATAGAAACCAAATAGTTGAAGGATCTGCTATTACCAGAGGTGATCTACTTATAGAAGGCAATCAAGTTGTACATGGTGTATCTATAATTGATAATTCGCAGACAGTAAAACGAGACTTAACAGTCTATTCTAATTTATTAGTTAATACCGATTTAATAGTAGATTATAATGCTTTAGTAAAACGCGACTTAACTGTTAATAGCAACTTTATAGTTAATAATAATTTAAGTGTTGATAATAACACATTAGTAAAACGCGACTTAACTGTTTATAGTAATTTATTGGTTAATAATGATTTAACAGTAGATTATAATGGATTAGTAAAACGTGACTTAACTGTTAATAGTAACTTGTTAGTTAATAATGACTTAACAGTAGATAATAACATATTAGTAAAACGCGACTTAACTGTTTATAGTAATTTATTGGTTAATACTGATTTAATAGTAGATTATAATGCTTTAGTAAAACGCGACTTAACTGTTTATAGTAATTTGTTAGTTAATAATGATTTAACAGTTGATAATGGAATAGTAAAACGCGACTTAACTGTTTATAGTAATTTATTAGTTAATAACGATTTAATAGTAGATTATAAAGGATTAGTAAAACGGGATTTAACTGTTAACAGCAATTTATTAGTTAATAATGATTTAATAGTTGATAATAATGGAACAGTAAAACGAGATCTTAATGTTTATTCTAATTTATTAGTTAATAACGATTTAATTGTAGATTATAATGGATTGGTAAAAAGAGACCTTACTGTTTATAGTAATTTAGTAGTTAATAATGATTTAACTATAGATTATAATACATTAGTAAAACGCGATCTTAGTGTTAATAGTAATGTTTATGTAAATGGTTATCAAGTAATAGATGGTGATCTAAGAGTTAAAAGTGATATAATTGTTGATAAAAATCTTTATTTAGAAGGAACATTAAGAGCAAGTAATTTAGAAGTTATTGGTACTCGTACAATTCTTGAAACAGAAACATATCAAACTGAAAATTTACATATTATAAATGATAGTTCAGACGGAGCTTCTATTAAAATAGATCATAAAGATCTTAATAATAATATATTTGAAAGTAGTAATATTACAAACCAGTTTTTTATAATTGATAAAGATGCAAATATAGGTATAAAAAAGATCCCTACAACTTCATTAGATGTTTTGGGAGATTCTATAATAGATGGTTCATTAACTGTTACCGGAACACAAAATATTAATAATGATGTTACTATGAATAATAACTTATTAGTTATAGGTAATATAACAGCGAATTCTATTACAGTTATAGATACTGATGATGATGATGTTAATATATCGTATAATATATCATTAGATAGTTTTATACAAAATAAAATTAATAATGTTGTACAACCACTTCAGCAACAAATTGCCGATTTATTAACAAGAATTGTAACTTTGGAAAATCAATAATATATTAATATATATTAGTATAAAATGTATAATATTAATATATCAAATAGAAGAAATTATTCATTAAATAATACTAATAAAAAAACTAATAGTATTGGTAATAAAAAATATATAAAAACTAGTTTAAAAACCAATAAAAATAATTCAAAAAGATCTATACAATCAAGACATAGTATCATTTCAAATTACAAAAATAAAATAATAGATTCATTTATATTATTTGGTTGTTGGAATAATATAGATTGTTCTTCTAAATATTGGAAAAATAATCCAATATATAGAGATATAATTATAAAAAAAATAAAAAAGGAAAAAGAAAAATTAGTTATAGTTGCTGGTGACAATTGGTATTCTCAAAATTATAAATATAACGGATATGTATATAAGTATTATCCATATGATATATTAACTAGTGGATATTCATTATTATTAAATAATACAAATAAAGAATTTGATATTATATTGGGTAATCATGATGAAAATAATGATAAAATAATAGGATGTGATAATCCATATTTAAAAAAGGATTGTATGTTAAAAACGCAAAAATATACAATATATAAAATCGCAAATAATATTCCAATTATTAATACGCCTTCGTTGGAAGAACTTTTAAAAATTAATAATAAAAATTTAACTATAAATAATATTAATTTTTTCACATGTATTGATAAGCCAGTTATTAAGGAATTAAAAAAAAATATATATATATTATATATTAATACCAATTTATTTGATAATTTTACTTATAAGGTTAAAGAAAATGGTAAATCCAATTCTATAACAACAAGAATTATGCTTTCATATGTTAATCATATTGAAAAAATATTAAAAATTTATAATCCAAAATTGTTATTTGTCGTTGGTCATAATCCATTAATTGCTTATAAAAAAAAAGAGTTTCACAAATTAAGTAGAATATACGAAGATCCTGATAATAGTTATATCATGGAAATGTTTGTTAAAATTTTAAATAATTATAAAACTTTATATTTATGTGCTGATGTGCACAATTTTAATATAGCTTTATTAAATAAAAATTTAGGAACAATTATTTCAGGAACAGGTGGTGGAGATCCAGATATTGAAAATATAGAAGGCAAAGTAAATTATTTTTTATCACCTAATAATAATTTATTTAATATTACAAATCATTATGTATATAATGCGTATGGTTATACTAAAATAAAATATGACAAGTATTTAAATGTACACGTGACTTATAAACAATTATTTAATGCTCATACTGATATAAAAATGGAAAATAAAATAATTGAAAGAAAAATAAATACATATAATTTTGTATTTAGAAATACAGAAGATGGTTGGGATTTAATAAAAAAAAACAATAGAATTTCTGAAAATAAAATTATATTAAATATTCCTAAATTAATTGATTATAAAATAAAATTATGTAATAGAATTATTTCTGATAACAAAAAAAATATTACATCATTATCATCACAATTAGTTAAATCTAACAAATATAAATATAATTATTTAGAAGATGATAAAAATACACCATTGTTATGTTTTTATAAGAAAAAAAAAATAAAAATAAAAAAATAATTAATAAATAGAATTATATAATTATTAAATGGAAGCTTATAAACTATTTACTTCTCTAAAAGAATTAGATATTCCTAAAGCATCGTCTTTTAATGCAAAATCTAGTCCTAAAAAGGGAGTTTATAATTCAATAAAAAGAGCTATAGGGAAATCAGCATGGAATGCTACAAAGAGTATATTATTACCAAAACCACAAGTAATAAATAAAAAACAGTTAAAAAAAAATAAAATTGAAAAATTATTAAAAATGGCGGATATTGCTGATAAACTAATTTTTAATAATAATAAAAATATTGAAATTTTGCTATCAGTTGCGCCAAAAGATTATAATTTAAGTAAGTTTAAAAGTACTATATATAATAAAATTTTTGCTTTAGAATTATTTAAAAAAGCAAAAATTTTAGAATATTATGATGGGAAAGATCATAATATTATAAAAATTCAAGCATTATTAAGAGGTTTTAGAGTTCGTAATAAAAATATACTAGATAATAAAAAACAGGAAGTAATAATACAAAAACTTTTTAAAAATACTATGAGAAAACATTATGAAAGTTTAGGAAGAAGTGGTCGTAATACACCTCGATTTAATTCTTCTGGTAGTAGACATAGTAATAGTTCAAGAATAAGTGATAGGGAATTATTATTTAATACTTCTAGAAATAAAAGTTTAGCAAGTAATGCAAGTTCTTCTAGATATTATTCTGCTAATTCGAGACAAAATAGTTCTTTATTAAATAAAATAAGAAGAAAAACACATAGTGGATTACTTAAAAAAAGGCAAAGTTTAAAAAGGAGAGAAATAGCAACAGTTTGAAAATAATAATAATTAAATAGTTAAATGAAAAAATTATATCATACCAATTAAAGTATTTATTTTTAAATAAAAAACATTTATTTAATTTAATATTAAATTTTATTTATTTTATTTTATTAATTTTATTAATTTCCCTTAAATCCACCACCGGGTTGTAGGATTTTTCCACCACCTTTTTGTGTTGGTTTAAGATAATTTATTTTAGGAGTATTTTTAATATAATTATATTTATTATATTTATTATATTTATTAGATTTAATATTATTATATACATTATCATTATATTCAATAATGATATCTTCATTTAGATATTTTACATCTTCGTAATTATAATTATGTGTTTCGTTACTATTTTTATTAGTATTAATATAAATTTTATTATTAAATTTATTAGTAGCAATTTTAATAGTATAATATTTTTTACCTGAAGAATACATTTTGTTATATAATAATATATTTAATAAATATAATCATTTTTTTTATTTATAAAGAAAAATTAAAATATTTTAATATTATCAAGTATACTAAAATTTAAACAATTTTCTTTTTCATACCCCGGTTTAATACCAGGAGTTCCGTGTTTATCAATATTTAATTTATTTCTAACGTATTCTTCGCAACTTTTAGAATTTATATTATATATACCTTGTGGTATATCACTATCTGGTTTATTTATAAATTTAACACGAGTACCATCATTAAACATATCAGCATAAGTACTACATACTAAAGATCCGAAACATGTACACCACGAAGTTAATTGATTTTCATCTGGTTTATAGCCAAATTTTTTTATAAAAGCTTTTTCTGAAGCAATTCCAATTGGATTTCCACTTTCATTAGCATATTTTCTAGCTTCTGGTCCTAATAAACAACAAGTATGATGTGTATTATCATTAAAACAATGATTTGTTGGACTATATGAAGTTGGTAAATCACAACTATTTAATATTTTGTCTATATTTTTATCCATTAATAATAATAAATATAAAAAATGATTATTAATTAAATATTAATTATTAATTAATTATGAGTATTAATAAAGACATTCAACTTGGATTATGTTGTTTAAATATTGAATTGCGTGAAAAAAAACCTACTATATTTTCTTCAAGAAGAGTAACATTAAAAACTTTAGAATTAAAAGGAATAGATAATTTAAAAGAAAAAATAATAAATAATCTTAAAGATGTATTAAAATTGATGGATTGGAATGAAAAAAATGGTATTAAAGTATTTCGTTTATCTAGTGAAATATTTTCACATTATTCAAATTCAAAAGCAGAGGATTATACATTAGATTTTGCTAAAGATTTATTAAAAGAAATAGGTTTAAAATCTAAACAATTAAATCAACGTTTAACATTTCATCCAGGGCAATGGAATTGTTTAGGTAGTCCACATGAAGATGTAATTAAACATACAATAAAAGATTTAGAATACCACGCTGATTTATTAGATTTAATGGAATTAGATCAAAATTCTGTAATGGTAATACACGGTGGTGGTGTTTATAATGATAAGGAAAAAACATTAGATAGATGGTGTAGTAATTATTTAAAATTGCCTGAAAATATAAAAAAAAGATTAGTTTTAGAAAATTGTGAAAAAAATTTTTCTATAATTGATTGTATTAAAGTATCTTTAAGAGTAAATATACCAATAGTATTTGATACACACCATTTTGATTGTTATATTAAATTACATCCTCTTGAAAAATTTGAAACTGCAAGTTGTTATATTGCTACTATATTAGATACGTGGGAATTAAGAAATATTAAACCTAAATTTCATGTAAGTGAGCAGGGATCTGGTAAAATAGGACATCATAGTGATTATATAGAAATTATACCAGATTATTTATTAGAAATTCCAAAAAAATATAAAGTTAAAATTGATATAATGATCGAAGCTAAAATGAAAGAAAAAAGTATAATGAAATTGTATGAGAAATATCCTTTCTTAAATTGTAAAATTTAATAAAAGCAATAATTTTTAATTAATTTATAACATTCAAAATCATTAAATAAATGAATATTAATATAATCTTTAAAAGTTTTATTTGGAAAGATAATGGGAATTGGTGCTATATATAATTTTTTAGTAAAGATAATATAGTTATTAAACATTTAATTAAATATAATTAATAAATAAATCATTTTTTTATTAAATATATAAATATATTATACTATACTATTATAAATAAATGAAAAAAATATTTAATTTTATAGCAAAAATACAAGAAAAAATAGATAAAAAACTTTTATTAGGAAGATGGGGTGTAAAAAATTGCGGCGATTATTCAACTAATTTAAATTCTATATATCAAAATCGTGATCATTGTGGAGATACTATATGTAAAACTCCTGTAAAAGCTGATATATATATAAATAAATTATATAAGAAATAATATATATATATATATTATATTATTAATATGCTAAGAAAAATTTTATTTATTTGTTATATATATTCAATTCAATGTTTTACACAACTAAATATTATATCAAATATTAGGTATAATAGACTTCCAAATAAATCAATTATATCAATGCAAGATAAATTAGATAACAAATTATTTAATAAAATAGATAAGGATAAATCTGGTTATATTGATAAAGATGAATTATATGATTACTATGGGAAAAATGATTATATGAAAAATGGGGATCTTGATAAAAATAATCTTATTGATTATCCAGAATTTGAAAGATTAGTAAATATTAATAAATTTGGTGTTGCTAATTCTGGTAATTTGTATGTTAGAAATGCTATTAAATTTGGATTATTAAATAAAAATTCAATACTCGCCGATGGGAAAGCATCTATTTTTGTTGGCAATAAGGGATTTGATCCACTAAACATATCAACAAGTATAAAAACACTTAGAAAATATAGGGAAGCAGAAATAAAACATGGTCGTCTAGCTATGTTAGCAAGCGTAGGATGGCCAATTTCAGAATTATATAACCCAATTATATCAAAATATATACACATGCCTTCTATTTTAAATAATAACAATAAGGTTCCATCGATTTTAAATGGAGGTTTAGAAAAAATTAATCCATTATTTTTCATGGCTATTATTGTATTTACAACAACCATTGAATCTATATCTTTAAATAAAAAATATGATGACGATAAAATGCCAGGAGATTATGGTTTTGATCCTTTAAAATTTTATATTGATAAAGACCCTTATACTAAACGCCAACTTGAATTAAAAGAATTAAATAATGGTAGATTAGCAATGTTAGCTATTACTTATTATTCTATTTCAGAATTTATTGATAATAATGCTATTATTAATAAAACTCCTTATTTATTTAAATCAATTCTCTAAATATTTTTTTACTTTAAATATATTTTTTTTATTTTTTAATAATTAATATAAAAAAATGATTATAAAATTAACATTATTTTATAAAAAAAATGGATTATCAATTAGAAGATGTTATTAATAATTGTGTTTATGTAAATAATTGTACTTCAAATACTAATAAAGATATTAGTAGTTTATCTTATCTAATAGATAGATCAATGTCTCAATCAGAATGTATTAAATTGGGAATTGGTATAGAAAATGTATTATCTGATTTAATTTTAAAATATACAAATTTTAAGAATATTAAACTTAAAAATACAAAAGGAAAAAAAGAGACGGATCACTTATTTTGTGATAAAGAAAATAAAATTATATATTATTCTGAATTAAAAGCTAATATTAACTTAGATACAGAAAAATCTAAATCTACTATTAATAAATGTTTATCGATTGTTTCTGATATACAAGACACATATCCTGATTATGAAATTAAATGGTGTTTATTGGCTTTAAGATATACAGATAATAATTGTATTTCACAAACTTTAAAAAAAAAATATGAAAGTATTGGTGCTAATTTATATGGCATTAATGAATATTTGGCAATTTTAAATATAGATATGTGTTTTAATGAAAATGATTATAAAATTTTCTTAAATAAAATTGCGGATAAAATGTATAAAATTTAATAATTTTTAATAATTAAATGTTTGACATTTATTTCATCACCAACTCTTCCTGAATGTATTTTAAATTTATATTTTTTTTCATATTCTTCAACAATATAATCTTTATAAAGTTCTTGGATAAAATCAGTCTTTCCAATTACCATTAAGCATTTTATTTTTGTTTCTTTAAATTTTTTAGCTAATTTTTTTTGTTCTTCTTTATCAAATTTACAATAACCGTAATCTGTAAATTCGCTATCATATGGTGGATCTAAAAACATAAAATTATCAGAATTATTATAATTTTCAAATATATATTCATAATTTTTATTGAATATTTCTGTATTTTTTAATAATTTTTCATAATTTTCATTTTTTAATTCTTCAAAATTACAAGTTTTATACCTACCATATGGTATATTAAATTCGCCTTTTTTATTATATCTTAACATTCCTCTAAAACATGTTTTTCTTAGATAATAAAATTTATTTGCGCTATCTAAACTATTTTCACATTTAAATGCTCTTATATTATAATATGTTTCTTCGTCATTTAAATTTTTTTTCATAAATTCATAAATTAAATTTATATTACCATCTTTAATATTTTGATAAAAATCTATTAATTCTTTATGTATATCATTTATTACTGCTTTTATAGGATTTAAATTAAAATATAGAGCACCACCTCCTATAAATGGTTCTATATATATTGAATAATTATTTGGAATATGTGGTAATATTTTTGATAACTCATCTTTTTTCCCACCAGACCATTTAAATAATGGTTTTAAATTTATATTATTTTCTATTTTTTCATCTATTATTGTATTTACTGCTACTTTTATTTTTTCTTTACTAATACAAGGTGTTTTTCTATTATTATGTTTGTTTAAATATGCTTTTTGTTTAAAATTTTTACCACAATTATCACAATTATAAGTACTCATTTCTAATTATTTAGTAAGAATAATAAATTATATCATTTTTTTATTTATAATTATATTTTAATATATTTAAAAAATATAATAATATTAATTTTAAATACTAATATGATATCTATGAGACTTATTAAAAATTTAACAAATACAGAGATTGATGAATGTAATAACTTAATTGATTTTAATTTTAATAATAATAGATTTAATGATTATACAAATGTTATAATATATATTATAAATAATAAAATTATAGGTTTTATAGGAATATATGATAATTTATTAAATCAATTGTGTACGGATATTGAATATAGAAGAATGGGTATTGCAAGTAAATTATTAGATACTTGTAAAAAAATACTTAAAAAACCAATGTCATTATTTATAGATAAAAATAAAGAGAGTACGGAATATCTATTAAATTTTTATTTAAAAAGAGAATTTAAAATAGAATTCGAGAATGATATTGAGTATAAAATGACTTTTAAATAAAAACATATAAGAATTATTATATATATATATATATCGAGTGACAGTTATCTTTTTATAAAATGTAGTTAATCAATATATAAAAAGTATATAAGAGTATTATCATATATATATTTAAGAAATAAAATGATTTAAAATTATTTTAATTTATTTTTTTATTTAATATAACTCATAATTTTGAGTACGTCATCGTGCCCGAGTGGTCTAAGGGGACAGACTTAAGATCTGTTGTGCTTAAGCACGCATGGGTTCAAATCCCATCGATGACAAAACATTTTGGTGTTATATTAAACATACAAAGCATATAAATTTATTTTTATTTATAATATAACTCATATTTTTGAGTATTGTCATTGTGCCCGAGTGGTCTAAGGGGGCAGACTCAAGTTCTGCTGTGCTTAAGCACGCGTGGGTTCAAATCCCATCAATGACAAAATAAAAAATTGTTATATTATTATAAATAATTTTTATTCTATATTATTTAATAATACTTTATTTTGTTTATTAGATAATATTGAATAACAATTTTTTCTAATAGGTAATCCAGCATTTAATAAAATATCATCCTCGTATACCCAATCATTAAGCAATCTTCTATCAACAATACACGATTGTCCACCACCACAGGGACATAACATATTTTTTGACATATCAATAATGTTTTTATTCATTTTATATAAATGAATTATATAAAATTTTTAATCATTTTTATTTATTTAAACATAAAAATATAAATATAATTAATATTATGGATCAGTTTTATCCTCATTATTTAAAATATATAGATGATAGTGAAAATAAATGTCCTAGATGTAAAAATTTATTAGATAAAAAGAAAATATTATCATTATCATATCTAAGTGAATGTAGCAAATGTAGTAATATGGGAATGTATGGTATAAATCAAATAAATAATACATATAATATTAATAATATTGATTATATATATGAACAAAAAAATAGATATCGACATGTGTGCAAATGTGAAACAATTTATATTTATAAAAATATAATAAAATGTAATAAATGTATAATATGTGACAATTGTAATAATGAACTATCTTATAATGATTTAAATAATTTAAAAAATATAAATAATAAACATATTTGCAATGATTGTTATAAAAAAGAAAATTATAATATATCAGAAAATATTAATTACTAAATATTATCCAAATACAGTTTCTCCATTATAAACAATATATAAAAAACCATCATCGTTTTTCAATTCATTATATATAGATATTAATGATCCAGATATTGGTGGCAAAACGTTATTAATAAATATAAATATTGCTTTTTCTGGTGACAACTTAATTCTTTTTCTAATAACATGAATAAATTGTCCAATTGTTAGATCATTTGGTGCTAAAAATTTATGTTTATCTATATCTGGTAAATCACAGTTATTTGCTTTTGTTACAATTATAGGAATTCTGTCTGTATATTTCGCTCTTATACGTATTGACTCTTCTAAACGTTTATTAAAATCTATATAATTATGATCTAATTTTTTATTCATTATATATATAATATAATATTATATATATATATATATATATAATATTATTTCTTATTTATATTTTTTTATTTTTCTGTATAATCTGTTATAATTCCCTTAATATCTAAATTTATAAATTCATTTATATCATTTATATCATTTATAACGTGAAAATAGCTATTTATTTTTGAAATACAATATTTAATTAATTTTAAATCATTTAATTTTGGATTTAAATTAAGACTATAACAATCGTTTGATTTTATAAATTCTTCCCAATCATTTGGTATTTTATCAACAATTAAAGATCTTTTATAATTTGGTAATATATTTTTAAATAATTTAATAATATTGCGATTATATGAACAAATTATTATATCTATTTTATAATTTTCAATATTTTTTAATATTTCTGCTATTTTTGATACTAATATATCATTATCATTATAATTTTTAACTTCTAATAAAATATTTACATATAAATTATTACAACAATTTATAAATTCTAATAGTGTAGGTATTTTTTCATTTATACCATTATAATAAATATCTCCTTTTTTTAATTCGTTTAATGTGTAATCATATACATTTCCTTTTAAATTTGTACATCTATCTAATTTTTCATCATGAAATATAATTGGTATATTATCTAAGGATAATATAACATCTATTTCTATCCACTTATTATTAATATTTTTAATAGATTTAATTGAGGATAAAGTATTTTCTGGCGTATATGAAATAGCACCTCTATGACCTATAATATTTATCATTATATATTATTCATTATAAAATTATTTTTAATATTATTTATATATTAATATAATTAACTTATTTTTTTAAATATAAATATGATAATATTACAATACATATATAAAATGTAATTTTTATCGTATAACTTTTAATATTTAATAAAAAAGTGTCTATTAATCCCCATGTTCCTATCCATAATAATATAATAGATAATATTCTTGTTTCTTCTTCCATTTCTTATATATTATAAATAAACAAAATTATTTTTAAAAAATTGATTATTTAGTTTATTTATTAAAATAAATGAATGATACTGATAATATAATATATATAGGGTTACCATCTATAATTATTATAAATATAATATGTATTATATATATTTGCTGTTTATCTATACATGATGTCGTTGGTTCTTTTGAGAGAAACACTTACGAAATTAGACAAGGTGGTAGTAGTAGTCATAATGATGAGGAAGTTGTATAGTCAATTATAAAAATATAATATATAGATAAAAATTAGAACAGGAGGAATTTTTATATTATATAACATTAATAATATGTTATTAGCATATTCAAATATTAATAATGTTATACCTGATTATATTGTAATAAATCCAAATATGAAAAAAAATATTATAATAGATTATAATATAATTAATATAAAAAAAAATGGAGATAATAATATTATAAATACTATAAATCACGATACTATACAATTATATTTTCGCAAAATGGTAATATATTTTTTTTCTATATTATTTTTTTGGTTTGTATTTATAGAATGTTATATATTATATATATATAAATAATTTAAATATTTTTTGAATTATAATATTTATTTATATTTTATGTGTACTTAATAATTTTAACAATTTTACCTTTATAAAAATCTGAACATTCTCCTTTAAAATTAAATATATGTTCAAATTCATAAGATTTGTAAGGTATTTTGGAAGATAAATATGTAATATTATCAATTTCACATATATCTACACTATATACATGTTTTCCAACACAAATATATTCTGATTCTAAATTATTATATATTTCTTTAATTAATTTATTATTATTAACATCAGAAATAGTTAATGTATTATAATACATAATATAATACGTTAATTATTAAATCATTTTTTTTTACTTAAAAATTTATTTTAATATTACATTATTATTAATATTATGTTAATTAAATTATTTATATTATTAAATACTATATTATTTGTTTATTCGTCAAAAATATATAATAATATAGATTATAATACTAAAAGCGATGTATTAATTTATGCTTCAAAATTAATGGATGGTTTTAAATCTATATCTTATATAGATTGTTGTGGATTTTCATATAATAAAAGTTATAATTGTTATAATAGATTTTGTAATAAATATGAGAATAGTAATATTTGTCTTGAAAGAATAATAAATTGTACTAATAGTAGATATTATAATTATTTAAATAATATATTTGATGATATAGCAAAATTAATAAAAGGTGTAGAACGCAATGATCATATAATAAAAATAAAAATTAAAGAGAAAAATGATATTTTAGACTATCTAAATATTATAATATATAATAATAATTTTTTAGAATTTATATTAATTGGCAATGATAGCACTGTAGATACAAGTGTTAATAATATAACTAAATATAATTTAAATATAAAAAAAATAAGAAATATTAGTGAAAAAGAAATTAAAAATATAAATAAAACGATACAATTAGTGCCAAATATTAATTTAAAATATATTAAAATTTTACATTTATTTATATAAAGAATATTTAATATAAAAATTATTAATATGGAAGAAGTAGATGGTATAATATTAATATTATCTTGTCAAAAACATAAATTAACACGATTAAAAGAATTTGGACCAAAATATAAATATTATGATAAATGGAAAGTAATAATAATAATAGGTGATTTATTTTTAGATACGGATTATAAATTAATAGATAATATAATGTATATTAAATGTGAAGATTCTTATTTACATTTATTAAAAAAATTAGCATTATCTATTAAATATATTAAAAATTGTTTTAATATAAAAGAAGGAATTTTAAGATGTGGTGACGATTTGATATTTAATGATGCTGTATTAATAAATTTTTTAAAATCAAAAAAATACGATTTTTATGGTAAATCCTCAATAGGTGAAAATAAAATTATTGATAATATTGAATTTTTAAAAATAATTAATTATGATTCATATATGTATGATTATTATCTAAAAAATAAAAATGAATTAACAGATCCGAAACATGGTATTAATTTAACACTCGATGAATTAAATAAATATTTGGTTAGGCCTAAAATATGGGGTCCTGCTGGAGTAGTTTATTATATATCATTAAAATGTTGCGATATAATTGTAAATACTATGGAGAAAATTGATTATAATATATTTCATTTAGATGAATTTACAAATAGTTATCCTTATTTAATTGAAGATGTAGGTATAACATTTATTATGTATTTTAATAAAATTAATTTTATGGATAATAAATATATTTATGGCGAATATGGTGATAATAATTCAATAGCAATTCATACAAATAAATATAAATAAATAAACATTTTTTATATAAAAAAATTTAAAATAAAAGATTATATAAATTAGTGTATTATTCTAATATATTAGTGTCGATTATGGTCGTATTTCCTAATACATTAAAATCATAATTCTTATATTCTTGTATTATTAAATCTCCATTAACACATAATTCTATTATGTCTATATTTAAATCAATAAGCGAGCTTAATGTTTTTAAATTTTTATAAGTATTAAATGTTTTTTCCGATTTAACAATAATAAGTGAACCAGATATTTCTAGCGATCCTTTAATTGTAATTGATTTATCTAAGTAATAATTCATTTATATCTAAATATATATTATTTTTTTTTTTGTATTTTTTAA